TGAAGTAGCTTTATTTGGCGAGTTAGGTGGCTTATACTTTGCCATGAAAAACTCTAATAATAAAAGATTAAGGTTAGAAGATTTGGAGTGGAACCCTACCACATTAGACACTTATGATGATGCTAGAATAACAACATGGTCGCAAATTGGAGTGATAGGAAACGAGGAAGTAGTTTATCCTTACATCAATTATGCTAATCAAATTAGTCCAAATATATCGGTGAGAAACTACCGACCTGCATATCCATTATTCGGTGCATTTAAAAAAATGTTTAGCAAATTAGGTTATACAATTACAGGCGGATGGTTTAATACGGATGCTATGCAGAATAGTATATTTATCCCTAACAATAATGAAAAGTTATTGATGTTTACGAATGCTTTAGTGAAAGATAAAGTAGGTGGTGGTAGTTATCCTGACTTTACTGAAAGTCCATTAATAGTTAATGGGGTTGGCATTAGTTCAGATATTTCATTTAATGCAAGTACATGCGAATATACCTATACAGGAACAAAAAATATAACAGCAGATATTAATTGCTTTATGGATTTTGATTTTAGTTTGAGTGGCATAAATGTTTCAATAAATTGGAAGTTAGCAATGTGGCTAAATGGTACTAAAGTACAAGAAGTAGCTTCATTATGGAATAGTGGCACTACCAAACATAGATTTTTATCCGTTGCATTCAATACCCCTTTAGTAAATGGGGATATTGTAAAATTTACTTTAGCACCTAATATAGCAGGAACTGCAACAAGTGTAACGGTATCAAATACTCAAGGTTCGGTTAATATTATATCAAGTGAACAAACCACTACCGAACAACAATATAACCAACCTATTGACTACGATTTGAATTGCCCGCGTAATGTGTACATGGATCAGTTATTTACATCATTCTGTAAGCTATTTAATCTGTATGTAACTGAAAGTAAGTACAACAAAAAAGAATTAAATATTAAGCCTTATATTGAGTATTATAATGGCAATAGCACTTTAAATTGGAGTGATAAGTTTGATAAAGATAATTACAAAATAATACCTATTGGTGAAATTACGCCAAACATCTATAATTTTAAATGGAAGCCAGATAAGGACTATTTAAATGAAAAATACGACAAACAATATGGTCAAACAATGGCGGATTACATCGAAACTAGTGGATTTGATAGCGCAAAAGGTGAGGAGAAGATAGAGTTAATGTTTTCACCTAGCCATATTTATGGCATTGGGGGCGATGATAAGGTAACGACAGGCATTTTTAAGCGAGATGCAGGTGGCGATTTGCCAATAAATAGCAATATTAGGCTAGTATTTTTAAAGGCTTTAACATGTGATACTCATAAACTTTTTGATGGTGCTACTGATTTGGGTGCATTAACTGAATATTGCTATGCAGGGATGACAGATGATCCTTACAATGGTGGGTTTTTAGTCAGTGGAGATAGATTGAATTTAGGATTTGCAAGCCCTGCAGAGGTGTATTATGATTTGCCAAGTGGTAGCGGTGTATCAACTAGCTTTTATTCTATCTATTGGAGTCCTTACATTGGTGAGATGATAGACAGCAGTAATTTAATGCTGAATTGTAGATTGCATTTAGATACGGTGGATTTATTCAGATTAAACTTTGCAAACTACATTAATATTCATGGAATAGATTATAAATTAAATGCTATAAAAGATATTGATGTTAATCAAAATGAAATGGCACAAGTAGAGTTAATAAAGGTAGTAGATTATATATATTAGTAATAATGGCAGAAGAAATAATTGGGTTAAAGGTTGAATTAGATACCAGTGGTGCGAGTGCGCCAATGGCATCTTTGAAATCACAGATAAAAGAGGCTACCAATGAATTGGTAAACTTTACAGGCAAGTTTGGTTCAAAATCCAAAGAGGCTATCAATGCAGCTAAAAAAGTTGCAGAGTTAAAGGATAGATTAGGAGATGCAAGGCAAATGATAGATGCCTTTAATCCAGATGCAAAGTTCAATGCTTTAACGCAATCTATACAAGGTGCTGTAGCAGGTTTTTCAGCGGTGCAAGGTGCAATGGGGTTATTAGGTGTGGAAAGTGAAAGCACACAAAAGGCATTATTAAAGGTGCAAAGTGCAATGGCATTATCGCAGGGGCTAAGTACTTTTTTAGATAGTGGACTAGAAGGGTTTAGAAACTTAGGGCGTCAAATTGCAGGGCCACTAATTGACTCATTTAAAGCATTTAGCGCAGCGGCACGAACTGCAATTGCAACTACAGGTATTGGCTTATTAGTTATTGCGATAGGACTTATTGCAGCTAATTGGGATAAGATAAAAACTGCAATGAGTGGTATTAGTGACGAACAAAAAAAGTTAAATGCATTAGCGCAAAAAAATGTTACGGCTGAAGAAGATAAGCTAAAACAAATGAAAGCATCTGAAAATATCTACAAACTTCAAGGCAAAAGTGAAAGGGAGATATTAAAAGATAAACAGGATCAGGTTAGGGCTGTTATAGATGCAAAAGAAAAGCAGTTAGAATTATTAATTGTAACTAACAAAGCTGCTTTTGATGCAGCTACAAATAATAAAAGAATATTAACTAGTGTACTTGATATAGTACAAAAACCATTAACTTTATTATTAGATGGAATTGATTTAATTGGAAAAGCATTTGGTAAAAACTTTAATTTAAAAGACCAACTTTTAAGTTTTGAAGCTAATTTGTTATTTGATCCTGAACAAGTAAAAAAAGATAGTGATGCGGCTTTAACAAAATTGAAAGAGGAATTATTAAATCTTAAAAATGAAAGAGCAGGTTATGAATTATCTATAAAAGATAATGATAAAAAATCTGCAGATGAAGCAAGTAAAGAAAATAAAAAAAATTCAGACGAAAATGCAAGGCTAGCTAAGGAAGCATATATTAAAGAGTTAGAAAAATTAAAAGAAAAATTAAAAGACCAAAATGATGATTTTGTAAAAAGAAGGCAGTTGGTAAAGGATAATATAAAACTTACTGCAGAAGATAGAAAAAAATTAAATAAAGAAATTGATGAAGATGAAAAGAAATATAACGAAGAACATCAAAAAAAATTAGCAGAAATAAATAAAAAATATGATGATGAAAAGTTAGATAGAGAAGCAGATACGGCTGTAAAAAAAGAGGAACTAGACTACAAAAGAAGATTAAAAGAAATAGATAGTTTAGTAGCAACTACAACCGAAAAAAATATTTTAATTGAAAAATTAGATGCGGAACATTTAGTTAGAATGGCTACGGCTAAAAAAACAGATGATGAAAAAGCACTAGAAGAAAAAAAAGCGTATGATGAACTAAATAAAAAGTATGATGCAGAAAAAGCTAATAGAGAAGCAGATAGCGCGGTTAAAAAAGAAGAACTAGATTATCAAAGAAGATTAGCTGAAATAAATAGTATAAAAGCAACTGATGATGAAAAGCATGCATTAATTGAAAAGTTAGATGCAGAGCATAAAGCTAGAATGATAGTAGCTGCAAAAACAGATGCAGAAAAACAAGCTCAATTTCAAAAAGATAAAGATGATGCAATAGCAGCATCAAAGGAAAACTTAACAAATATAATATCATCATTAGAGGAAAGTGGACTATCAAAAACAAAAGCAGGTCAGGCTATTTCTAAAGCTATTGCATTAACACAAATTGGAATAGATAGTGCAGTTGCAATTTCTAAAGCATCTACATTGGCAAATGCCGAAGGTGTGGCAGCACAATTAGCATTTCCAACAATACCAGGTGCAGGTACTATTGCAAGGGTTATTTCTTACGCATCTACTGCAGCATCTGTTATTAGTAATATAGCAAGGGCAAAGCAATTATTATCAAGTGGCGGTAATGCAGGCGGCTCAAGTGCTAGTGCTGGCGGTACAGCACCAAATGCACCAAGCGCAACAGTATTTAACACCACTACTAAACTAAATAAAGATAGCATAGATAAGATTAACGATAAGGCATTAAAGGCTTATGTAGTTGAGACAGATATTAACAACGGACAAAAAAGAATAGAGAGAATATTAATAAACACAAAATTTAAATAAAATGGAATTACCACTATACGAGTTGAAACTCGATGAACAAACAAATGAATTTGGCGTTGATATAATTAGCCTAGTAGATGCACCAGCTATCGAAAAGAATTATGTAATGTTTGAAAGCCATAAAGTAGAATGGACTGCAAACAATGAGAGGATGATAGTTAGCGGACCAGCAATGATACCGGATAAGCTAATCTATCGTAACGATGCCAATGGAGAGTATAACACCGTAATTAGTAAAGATACGATTGAGGCGGTTGTACTTCGATATATGGAACAAGGTAACCAAAGCAATGTAAACCTTATGCATGGTTCAATGGCTAAAGATGTATTTGTATTTGAAAGCTTTATAAGTGATAATCAAAGAGGCATAGCACCAATGGCAGGCTATGAAGATTTGCCAAATGGTACTTGGTTTGTTTCAATGAAAGTAAATAATACAGATGTATGGCAACAAGTAAAAGAAGGCAAGCTAAAAGGTTTTAGTATTGAGGGTTTTTTTGGCATGGAAAAGAAAGAAGTGAAAGCTGAAATGAGTGTAGATAGTGCATTTGATGAAATATTACACCTAATAAAGGAAATATAATAAGATTTTTATATATATAATAAAGCAAAAATAAAATGAGTGAAAATAAAGCAAATATTTTGCAACAAATAAAGAGCATTTTAACGAATGTGAAATTCGATGCTCAACCAATTAGCGAAGAAAGCGCACCAATTGAATTGATGAAAGTAACAGATGCAAGTGGTAACGAATATGAAGTTGAAGCATTAGAAATCGGCAAGGTAATGACAATGGGCGGTGTGCCTGTTCCTGCAGGTGAGTACATAGTAGCTGAAGGTGCAACGGTTGTAACAGTTGGTGAAGGTGGTGCTATTACAGAAATTAGCGAAGCTGAAAGCGAGATGCCAGAAACAGAAGTAGTTGAAGAAGTTGCACATCTATCTATTGAGAAAGTAGAGCATATGATTGCAGAAGCAGCAAAGCAAATGGAAGTAAAATACAATAAGCAAATTGATGATTTGCAAAAAAGTATTAGCCAATCTTTTGCATCAACTAAGCAAGCTATTGAAGTATTGGCAGATATGCCAACAGCAGAACCAATCCACGTAGAACACAACAAAATAAACAAATCAGATAAGGAGCAACGCAGAGAATTATTAGGCGAAGCATTTACAAACTTTTTAAAAAAATAAATAAAAACAAATGGCAACAGTAACAACAGCATTAACAAATTATGTACCTCAAAACGTCAATGAGGTAATATTAGCCGCAACATTCGGCACAAGATTTTTAACAGAGGCAGCATCAAAAGCAACCGTACAAGCAGGCGTAAAAACATCAGCAAATGTATTGTTGTTGGATGGGCCTGTAACTTTACAAAGTGGCAATAACTGCACATGGGCAGCAAGTGGTTCTGCAACGATTACAGATAAGACTGTAACGGTAGCACCAATCAGCGTAATGGAAGAAATCTGTTACGATGATGTAAGAACTAAATACACTCAATTAGCTATGATGAAAGGTAGCAAAAACTTCGATGAAGTTGCATTCGCTCAATCAATAGTTGATATGAAAGTAAAAAGAATTGCAGAAGCTAACGAAAACTTAGTATTCAAAGGTGATACTGCAGGAAGTGGTAACTTAGTATTCTTAGATGGTTTATTAAAGCAAGTACAAACAGGCGGTGTAAATAGTAATGTAGCTTTATATACAACAGGCGGGCCTATCTTAACTGCAACTGGTATAACTACAGGAAATGTAATTGGAATCTTCAATGGTATTGAGAATGCAACACCAATCGAAATAGCAACATCACAAGATAGAGTAGTATTATGTGGTGCAGATACAGCACGTAAATTTGCACAAGCATTAACTACTGCAAACTTATTTAATTACACAGTTACACAAGATGGTGTAAGTGAGTTTATAGTACCTGGTACTTCAACTAGAGTAGTGCCTGTAAATGGTATGAACGGATCTAATATGATTTTATCTTTTGCATGGCCTAACATGGTAATGGCAATTGATGGCGAAGGTGAGCATGAAGTAGTTGAATTGAAGTATGATGAGTATTCAATGAAAACTAGATTGTATTGCAAGTATAAGTTAGGTGTAACTTTTGCAAGAACATCAGAGGTTGCTTACTTCAAATTAGCTTAATTAATTTAGTAGGGAGTGGGTAAAATTATCCACTCCTTATTTTAATAACATTTAAAAAAATAAAATAATAATATGCCTTGTAATTTAACAGCAGGATTTACTTTAGACGCATGTAAGGATTTACATGGCGGTGCGAAATCCTTAAGAATAACAGAACTTTCCAATGTTTCGAGTATCACAGAAACAGCGGGAGTAATTACGGCTATCACAATGGTAGCTACAAAGAAATTCTATAATTTCATTTTCAAAAAAGAGGTTATTAACTTCAAAGAAACTGAAAATGTAGATGAAGAAAACGACACTGCAGAATATGTAATCGAAGTAACTGCAAAGAAAAATGCACTAACTACAACAACTAGAAATACTTTATTATTATTAGCACAAAATACTTTATGTATTATTGCAGAAGATAATAATGGTAAGTATTGGTTACTAGGTGAAAAGTATGGTTTGACAAAATCAGGAAGCCGCGAAAGTGGTACTAAGTTTGCAGACTTCAATGGTTCAATGCTTAGCTTTAAAGGTAAGGAGATAGCACCATTTAAAGAAGTAGATAGTTCAATCATCGCAGCATTAACTGCTTAATTTTAAAATAAAACAATTAAAAAAGGTATGCTGGATAAGTGTACCTTTTTTTATAACAATATGGAAGGATTTAATATAAAACTAGCAGAGGCCTTAAAGCCATACAATCCGCCTTTTAAATTAGGGCAAGATGAAAAACCTATATTAAATGTAGGCGGTGGTAATATTAATTACAACGAGTATCTAATGTACCTATTCCAAAATTCGCCAAAGCATGGCAGTTTGGTAAAAGGTAAGGCTAAGTATATTTATGGTAAAGGTTATGCTTACAATCCTAAAGTAAGCGCAACCGATACGCTAAATGATTTGGCTAAAAAGTGCATATTAAATTATGAGATATTTAATGCGTTTTATATTGAAGTAATTAGAAATAAAAAGGGCAAAGTAGCTAGCTTACATCCAATCCCAAATAGAAACATTGCGCGTAATTACGATGGTACTAAGTATTGGTATATTATCAACCCACAGCTTACATCAATTGGGGCAAATAACTTAGTTGAATTTGCAATTTATGGCGAACCAAATCCCGAAGGATTGCGTGAATTATTTTTCTATGCAGAAAATGAAAATCCTGCAAATGTTTATCCAACACCAAATTACTTTCAAGGGTTAAACTACATTGCAGCGGATGTTGAAGTAAGTAAACACACTTACACAAATAGTAAGCAAGGTTTCAAAGCTACCAAGCATGTAACTTTAGTAAATGGTGAGCCTACCGAAGAAATTAAGTCAAGAATTAAAAAGAAATTTAGCGATACTTACACAGGCGAAGGTGGCGAAAGTATTATACTAGATTTCGTTTCGGATATTAATAGAAAAACAATTATAGACGATTTAGGAGTTTCGGATTTAGTAAAAGAAAATTATAGTGCTATTGATGAATTAATAAGAAATAATATTTTTTCATGCCATGAAGTAACTAGTCCAGAATTATTTGGCATTAGTGTGCCTGGCAAGTTAGGTGGAACAAATAACCTAAAAGAAAGCTATCAGATTTTTAATAATACTTATGTGTATTATCGTAGGGATGCAGTGCATTATGAGTTGATGAAATTGGTTAAAGATTTAAATGATACTTTAGATACTTCTGTAATGGGAATGATGCCAACAGATCCAATTGGTATCGTATTAGATAGCGCAGCAATTTCAATGGTACTTACTAAAGATGAACAAAGAGATTTAATAGGTTACGAACCATCAGATGGTGATGTTACAGATAATAATGAAGTAATAAATGCCTTAAATTCACTTAGTCCATTAGTTGCTACTAAGGTATTGGAAACAATGACACCAAATGAGATAAGAACATTGGCAAAATTACCAATAAAAGCAGATGGTAACGAATTACCACAAGCTATTGGTACACCTATTTCACAATCCAAGCATGATGATTTATTGGCTATTTTTAGCGAATTTGGGGCAAATAAAGCCGATTACAGCCACTTTGTAAGACATATAGCACTAAGTGTTACTAAAGCCGATATAAGCGACATATACGGCATTATTGCCGTTAATCCTGATGCTACGATAGAAGACATAGCTAATGAGATGGATTTAAGCGAAAATGATGTAAAAAGTGCCTTAAATCAACTAGAAAAACAAGGTAAAATAAGCATTGGAACGAATGGAATTGAGATAATTGAGCAACCAACTGCAACCGATTATAGAGTAATGTATTCATACGAGTGGAAAGATGAAATACCAATGAACGAAAGGGACACTGCGGAGCATCCAAGCCGACCATTTTGCCAAAAATTAATAGCGTTAGATAGGTATTACAGCCGTAAAGATATCGAAAGTATAAGCGCAAGATTGGGTTATAGTGTATTTGACCGCGCAGGTGGATGGTGGAATGATGGAAGTGGCACACCTTCGCCAAGTTGCAGACATAGATGGGTAGGTAATTTAGTAAGTAAAAACAAATAGCAATGATAAACAGCCAAGTAAAACTAATTAACGAGCAGGTATTCAAAGATAGAAACCTAGTACATGCAAATGTACCTTTAGAAATGCTTACACCTTCCATTTGTGCGGTGCAAGATTTGTATGTGCATCCTATTTTGGGAGATACTTTATATTATAAATTAAAAGCCGATAAAAAAGCAAGTACATTGAGTGGTATCTATTTAAATTTAGTAAATGATTATATTTTAGATATTTTAATTTATGGTGTTATGGCAGATTATGTAATAGATAGCACATACCAAAACTATACTAAAGGAGTTACAAAAAAGCGTGATGATTTTGCAGACTCAACAAGCTATGATGAATTGGAAAAGATAAGCGATAGGCATAAAAACAAAATGGATAGTTATTTGCAAAGGTTGGTAAATTATTTGCAGAATAATAAAACTTTGTTCCCAGAATACACTACCGAAAGTACAGATGTGAATGCAAGCACAAATACCTATTCACCTTCTATCTATTTGAATGATGACAAAAAGGATTGTGGATGGAGATAAAAAAAGAAAAAGATATTTTAATCAAGCTAAAAAAATTTAATGCAAACACTAAGCCAAATTTATCAAATAATAACGGATGCAGTAAAGTTGCTACCAACAACTTACAACATCCTACAAGTGCCAATACAAAATATAATAGATGATAGCTTCGATGCTAAGTTTCCATTGTGTAACATAGAGTACATAGGTAGTAACAACAATGCCAATGAGGTGATAAGGACTTATAGAGTGCATATGTTGAAAGTGCAAAAGCAAAGTGATATTGATTTGAATAATATTATAGGAGAATGCGAGATTGATGCTTTAACTGCAATTAAGCAACTAGATTATACAAGCCAATTAAATCTATATAATATTGATGCGAGTGGAATTACACCTGTTAGGCAATTTACTGCGGATTATACAGCAGGTGTTTTTTTTGATGTGAATATAACAGAGATAAATAGCATAGATATTTGCTAATAATTATAAAAAATAATATATATAAAAAATGGCAACCTACTTACCAAAACAAGAATACACAATTACACGAATTGAAGGTAATGATTGCGACTTTGTCGTAGTTGTTCCTGCATTGTTTCCATTAGCAGGAATAACAGCTTGCCAATTTAAAGTAGAGGGTAGTAATGATGAATTGATATTTAATAAAACATTGCCTACTATTACAATTGCAAGCCAAACTATTACTATACCTATTGCAGCAACAGATACTGCAAATAAGAATGGTAAATATAGATGGGAGTTACAGACTACAATAGGGGGCAAGATTACAACAATTGGATTGGGTGATTTCATATTAATTAATAAGGTTATTTAAATGGCAGATTTGATACTTGATTTATTGATAGAACAATCGGTACTTTTAGAATTAGGAGTTACCGAGCAAGTATTTTTAAATGCAGAAGGTACTTATGTAACAGTTCCAGGGCCTATTGGTGCAACTGGCCCACAAGGTGCGCAGGGCATACAAGGAATAACAGGTAATCAAGGAACACCAGGTGCAAATGGATTGGATGGCAATACAATTTTATTTGGCAACATTGCACCAGATAATTCATTAGGGATTGATGATAATTTTTACCTTGATTTAATTACATGGAATTTCTACCAAAAGAAATTAGGTGCATGGACATTACAAGGTAAGATTAAAGGAGATAATGGAACAAACGGCACTAACGGAACTAATGGAACAAACGGCACGAATGGTGTTGGTATAGTATCAATAGTTAGGACTAGTGGAACAGGTGCAGCAGGAACAACCGACACTTACACAATAACTTATACCAATGCAACCACATCAACATTCAATGTATATAATGGTGCGGATGGCGCGCAGGGCATACAAGGCATACAAGGTGCGACAGGTGCGACAGGTGCGACAGGTGCGACAGGCGCAACAGGCGCAACAGGTGCTGCAGGTGTTGGAGTGCCAACAGGCGGAACAGCAGGGCAAATATTAACTAAGATAGATGCTACTAATTATAATACTTATTGGCAAGATAATTATGCAGATTGGACTTCGGTAGTAAAGCATACTGTAAAGAATAATGGTACTGCATTGATTAGCAAAGGTACTGCGGTATATGTAACTGGTGCAAATGGTACTAATATGCTAGTTGGTAAGGCTAGCAATACTAGCGAAGCCACAAGTAGTAAGACGATGGGATTGATGCAGTCAGAC